GCCTGAAGTCGCAGAATATTTAGATAAGCTCTTCGGTATGGATGCCGATGCCGCCGCAGAAGCTCGATCAAGAAATGCAGCATGGAAGGAAGCACACACGGCGACTAATATAAATTATTCTAAATTCAATGAAGATTTTAATCCTGCAATTGTTTATAAAGAACAATGCTTTCTCTTAGCAAAAATATTTGATATTGCAAAATGGAAGAAGGAAACACTTGAATTAAAAGAACCAAAGACATTACCATTCGCCGGTATAGAGACTCAGGGATCCAACGCATCCTTAATGTTAGATGGTGAACCTTTTGCGTTTATCAATAAATTAACTCAATATCCTTCTAATGCCAAATTTTTTGAAATGACTACCGATCAAATCTCCCATTTGGTCCCTATGATGAGATTTTTTAAAATTACGCAAGATGATAAAGAGGGCTCCCCACAACAAAGAGAAATAAATTTTGATTCTTATGCTACTACCGCAGATGTTGAAAGTATTTTTAAAGACAAAGATAAAAGAGGTTTTGGTGTTGGTATCAAGGACTTCTCCTTTACATACGATGGCAATAATCCTTTTGCGGCCAAAAAAAGTATTAAAGCAAAATTGACGATCTTTGCAAACAGTTTTGATGAATTATTGAAAGACCGCGGCGGTTATTGTTATCTTGACCTAGCGTTGAGAACTGGCTCTGTAATTGATAAAACGCTTGCATATGATCTCCTAGATCAGAGTTGCGGGGGAGTGGATGAAAAATATAATAAAATTATTGAAGAGGGAGGTAAAAATTTAAATTTTATTTTAAAAGCACTTGTGGGCTGGGCGCGCCCGAACGGAGCAAACACCTTTTCTGATATGTCTGATGACGATAAAAAAGTTCTTTTAGACGCCATCAGCGATTCGTATGCAACAATAAATTTAACTCCTACCGTTCACGAGTTTAAAATAGATGACTATGGGCGTGTTAACTTTATAATTAATTATCTTGCGTACGTGGAAGATTTTTTTGATCAAGCGCATTTTAACACTTTTTCATATTATGGCACCGACACTCTGAGAATGGGAAGAAAATTGGAATTTAAAGCGATGAAGAGAGGAGATTGTGGCTCTCAAAAGGTGAGTGATGCAAAAAAGAAACTTTCTGATGATGGCACACTTGAAGGGGAAAGAAAAAATAGTATGCAATATCTGCTAACAAGATTATATGATAGAAAGAGGCTTTTCAACATTTCTTTGAGCAAAGAAGATATTAGCGAGTTTAAAGTATTGGGCCCTTATTATAAGGCAAATGAAACGATTGTACCCGAAAGAAGCGTTACCGATTTAAAAAGTAAACATCTAATGTTTTTTTATGTAAGTGATTTAATTGATACAATAATGCAAAACATTCAGCAGAGTTTGGAGGAGCAACGAGGCTATCTTGAGAATCTCGCGGGCGTTGAAAAGTGCGACGTGCTGCTTGAACAAAGTATTCTGACGAAATTTTATGCGAATTGGAAACGTTTTAGGGTTATTTTGGGCCCATTAGAAATAGTAAACCCAGTAAACCCATCAGATAGTACATATATAAATTTTGGTGACGTTCCTATTTCTGTGAAATATTTTAATGAATGGATAACAAAGAGTTTCCTTAAAAAGGAAAGAGATACATATAGTCTAACCGCGTTTTTAAATAACTTATTTAATGATCTTATTAATAATTTTTTGAATGATGATACTTGTTTTTCTTTAAAAATAAAACAAAAATCGATACTTAACCAATCGGTGATTACATCATATAACGATCAAAGTGGGACCGATGAAGTCACTGATATTATTCTTGATCCTCCTGGTTATAATCTTAAAGAGGGAAAACGATTATCAAGAGCCATTTTAGACGACAAATCACTTGATCTACCAATTTTAAATATTTCTGGGCCTAAGAATCTGGCACTCCCTGACGGATCCATTGCAGGGCAGATAAATTATTTAGTGTATTTCGCCAGTCGAACAAAACCTAACGAATTGATGACAGGAGATGTTCAACAGGACTCAGCGAATGGTATTTTTCACTATATGATTGGTAGGCAATCTGGAATTGTGAAATCAATTTCATTTAATAAGACAGAGGCTAAATATCTAGCCGAATTACGTTTTGAACAAGATGGCTATGATGGGCTTCAACAACTGCGTTTGATGTACAATGTCAGTATAAGATGTTACGCCAATGTTAAAGTATATCCCGGAACATATATTTATGTTGATCCGCGAGGGTTTGCTCCTAATACAAAATCATTAGATGGCACCGACTATGATTTGACCAGATATGGTATTGGTGGTTACTATGTAGTATATAAGTCGGAAACCACCTTTAGTTCGGGACAAGCAGAAACCACCATTACCGCACAGTGGGTAGCAGAAACGACAGCTAATCTGCCTGATGATACAGTAATAAATCAGGGCGCTGGTGTCAATGACGAAATCACTAAAAAATGTGGTTCTTCTGCTGGTTCTTCTGCTGCAAGCAGCGCCAAAGACACATCTTGGTTTAGTGAATGGGTTGAACCAGTGGTAGAGGCTGTAGAAGAATTTTTTGAACAATAATTTTAAAGGAGGGCATTATGTCAACGTTGTATGTTGAAACTAATAGTGAAAGTGCTGATGATTTATACGATAAAAGAATCATTTATAGAAGTAGAATTTCGAAAGAACCATATAATAATATCGTTGATTTTAATTTTGCTGAAAAATTCTTTTATGGTCGCGTAAGTCGTCATTACGTGCCGATTATAATTAAAGGAAATGAAAAAACAAAAAGATTTAGTTCTTCCGCTGCAGCCGTCGACAATCTTTCAGCAATGAACTTTGTCGTGGATGCTTTTGAAAAGTTAGCACAACAATTTAGAAAATGTGCGGCAACTGGAAAAATTCACACTAGCGATCCATATTTATCTAATTTGGTTGTTCATAAAGCATACACCGATCCAAAGAAGTTATACGATGAACACCTAACTAGTCGTATTAATTTTGTTGTATCTCGTTTTAAAAATGAAAGGATAAGAGTTCAAGATTTTGATGAATTTATTTTAAAATTAATCCCTCTTTTGGAAGAAATGAAAATTAGAACTATTCCTTTTACTGAGCCGGCATTCGTAAAAAGTAGATACTGCCCGATTAATGCATCGGGGCTCGTTGTTGAAATAGCAGATCTTGATCCAACCAATGACGACGACAAAATAAATAAATTTCTTAATAGTAAAAATTGGGCATTTTATGTTAATGCGTGCAACAGTTATGGTTTTATGGTTGATCGATTTATACCGTGGCGCCTGGTAGCAGATATAGGCTCACAGGATATGATTAAAGAATATGCGTCCAAGTACGGCATAGATCACACAAATAAAGTTTTTCGCTACAATTATAAAACAGTACACGCCGCTTATTTTCTTAAATTTAGATACTACATGTTAAATTTATATAATAAAATCAAAGTAAAGGATTACACAGTACAAGAACAATGTGACGGGCGCACTGTTAATAAAATAATAACACCACAAACTTACACAAAGTACAAATTTGACAATTTATATTCTGAATTGTATTTTCTCAAACTATATTTTAAAATTAGATTTATGGAAGAAGAGTCTAAATTCGAACCTTCTGAGCGCAAAAATCTAATCGATGATTGTCTCCAATTATATTCGTCGCAGAATCTGGGGGTGGCATTGAAAAATTTTGAAAGAATTTTAAACAAACCATTTGACTATAACGGATCTTTGAGTTATTATTATAAATATACTAATGTTCGGAGGGAACTTGATATTTCAAACACTTGATGACAAAAGTGAATGCGTGGGCGTCTATGTCGATGGTGAATTACACTTCGACAATATCCCAGTTGGTTTGACACAGACATGGAAATATACTGGTTCCTTAAAAGACAAAGATATAGAATATGCGTGGTTATATAGTAATGGCAAGAATTTAGAACAAGCAGCCCCGGAGGAAATGTTGCCAGAACTTGTCAAAGTACAGCGCCATTTCAAAGCATATATGAAATCATTTCAGATTGCCAAGATTAATATGCGTGAGCACTGTGTTTTTGATTTGGTACCGGCCGACTTCCTGAAGCGGTTTTGTGAGATTAAAAACAAAATTACTGAATATGTTTTTGAAAACTATGAGAAACCGAAAAATTATGAGCATCTCACAAAAGTACAAGAGTTGTTGTATAAGATCAAATATCAGGATTTGAATGTCAACAACGAGGGGTGTAAAAATCTTTTTTACAGAACACGAGATAGAGAAAAGGTTAAAAACATATTAGACGGATCCAAGCATATTGATTATAATCTTTTTGGAACAATTACGGGTAGACTGACGACAAGTTCTGATTCCTTTCCAATCTTGACAATGAGACAAGATTACAGAAAGATTGTTAAACCCCATAATGAACTATTTCTTTCCCTTGATTATAATGGAGCAGAAATTAGAACCTTCATAGGCCTCTCAGGAAAAGACCAACCATTGGGAGATGTTCATCAATGGAATGTTGATAATATATTCGACGGAGAGATGAGCCGGGATATTGCAAAAACGGTTTTTTTTGCATGGCTTTACAATCCTGATGCTCAAACCATAGAGACTGATTATTATGATAGGAAGAAATTACTTGAAAAATGGTATCAAAACGGTTTTATTAGCACACCGTCTATGAGAGAGATCAGAGTAAGTTATGAAAAAGCATTTAATTACTTGCTGCAAAGCACAACCGCAGATTTGGTTTTGGATAGAGCAGTTGAAATTGATAAATTCTTAGAAGGTAAAAAATCCTTTATATCACACATTATTCACGATGAAATTGTAATCGATTTAGATAATGAGGAAAGGCACCTTACTCCTGAAATTAAGACTATATTTTCTAAGACACCATTTGGGAATTATATGGTGAATCTTAGAGCCGGCCAGAATTATTTTGATTTAAAAGAGTTAAAATTGTGATTTCTATTGTAGGACTTGGAAATGCTGCTTCGGCAATAGCAGAAAGATTTTCTGATACGCCAAATTATAATGTATATCAGATGAATGACAAGATTGGTCGTTCCTCCAAATATAAATTTAGGTTGAAATCATATGAATTACCCGAAGATTATGAGAAGAACGTTCCAAATGTAGGGAAATTTTTTAATAATCTCGATGAACGAGTGCAATTTATTATTGTTGGCTCATCATATAGTTCCAATTATTCATTGGGAATTCTTGAGCAGATCAAAAATAAAAAAATTGANATCATTTANATCAAGCCAGATATTGAGTTATTAACNGGTATTCCAAGATTATTAGAAAATGTAACTTTTGGGATTTTACAAGAATACACCCGTTCTGGNCTTTTTAGAACAATCACCCTTATCTCTAATTTAAAACTAGAGGAATTAATTCATAATATATCTGTCAAAGGCTACTATANTGCTTTAAATGAGTCTGTACATTCAACTATTCACTATTTAAATTTTTTTGAACACAATGAACCAGAAATAGGCTTGATTGCAAAACCATCTGAGATCTGCCGTATTAGAAGTGTAGGTATTCTCGATATGAAAACTCTTAAAGAAAATTGGCTTTTTGACCTTGACGTTGAGAGAGAACTATGTTATTATATGTGTATAAATGAAAAAAGATTGAAGGAAGAAGGAGGGTTACACAGGAAGATTGTTAATCTTTTGAAAAGTAAACCAAGAAATGCTTTTAGAAAAATTTCATATGCTATATATGAAACTTCGTTAGCACAAGATTTTGGGTTTGTCGTGGCCCACACAAACACGATACAAACAAATAAAAATAAAACTCTTGACTCGCTTGAACAAGAGTGATATATTAGATATCAAGGAACGCTTGATATACTTTACCCAATATAAAGGAGAAATAAATATGGGAATCGACATGGAGCTTATGCGCCGCAAGCTCGCATCATTGCGCGGTGATAATAGTGATAGTAGATCGTCTGTCTTTTTTAAGCCAGACAGTGGTGATACGGACATTCGTATCATACCGACGAGTGACGGAGATCCACTCAAGGAGATGTCCTTCCAC